GATAGCTTCATACATTCTTTTGTAAGCTTCGTAAAGATCATGAAGTTGTGGAGCAGATCTTGCCATCTCAAGTATGGCTTGAGCTTGTGCAATCCTCTGGGCAGTGCTGAATATGTTTGGATCACTGACTGGGATGATGTCAATACGATCATTGAAGTCCATCGCATAAACTTTTGAGGAAGCACCAGAAACTGCAAACTCAAAAGACTCTGGGAGGTACTCGGCATTCAGCTTCGCCAATAATTTAAATTCTTGTCCTTGTGAATAATGAAGACGTTTGTGAATTGCCGAGAACGATTTTGAACCTTGTTCGATCAACGCAACAGTTGATCCGACAGGTGCATTCGGATTGACGTCACCAACATTGAGATCTGCTGTGCTAGCAAACCTTTGACCAGATTGCACGATGAAGCCAAGAAGATTAAAAAGAGCAGAGGATGGTTCTTTGAACGGCAGTGGCATGATTGCTTTGTTAACATCATCAACTGTCGCATCAAGATCAACAAACTCTCCTGGATTGACATCAATGTCGCCACCACTGACTCTGCCTTTTAATTTAAAGCCACCTTGCATGTTTGCAAATGCAGCAGAGTCTAGCAATGCTCTCAAAGTTCCTGTTGCAGCTTTGCCCAGACCACCAATCATATGATAAAGACCAAAGCCATAAAAACCGACTCCAGGAAGAAACTTGTAACTCACAAACCAGTCTCTGCGATGCTTTTCGCCATCACCCTCGTCCCAGTTTCTACGTATTGAAACAATCTTCTCAGAATCATAGTCAATAGTTATAACGTAAGGCAACATGACTAAGTTTTCGCTGTCTTCGTCTTCTATACCATCGACACCTTCAAAAGCTTCGTAACAATGCATCTCCAACAGAGTCATTACTTCGTCTTGTGTCTCATCACCATAGGCATTGATTCCTTCAATGTCCATAGTGGTATCTCCCGACGGATCTATCCCATCCCCAGAATATTCCGTTGGAAGATACCAACCTGCCTCAACATACCGATTATAATCGTTTTTCGGTATCCTAATGATGTGAGTATATCTTGGGGATGTGTAAAGATCTGTGCTTTCTGGCGCAACAACAAAGTCTTCTGCCTTGACGAACTTTGAACATTGCCTATTGAGATTTGCATCCCACCAGATCTTTTTGAATGTTTGGCCAACCAATGGCAACTGAAATAACATTTGATCGAGATCAGGAAAATACTCAGGCATCTGCTGAGTGATCTGATAATTCATAAAGTCACGAACTCTGCGAGCTTGCTCTTCTGTCTCCTCATTGGGGTCGCCAACAATGACTGTCTTGACTGGACCACCAGACGGAAACATCTCAGCTATGGCTCTGGCATTAAACTGAGTTGCAGCTTCAGCGATCATTGGGTGAACAACTGTGCTTAATCCTCTTGTTGCTCTTTCTTCTTCTGACTCATCAAGACCACCTTCTGGGTCTAGTGTCATCAAGCCTTTTTTGTATCTCTCTTCCCAATCAGATCTAGATTCTTTGTCAGCTTCATAATACTTTACTAAGACACTTGCTTTTTTGTCTAGTTCTCTTTGGTTTATTGTTTCTGCTAAGTTTGAGTGAAAGTCCATAACTGGTGTTTCAATCATGTCAGTAGTTGGATCTCCAATCAGCACATCATTGTCACCATAATTTTCTACTTGTAAATCGTCTGCTGGAGCACCTTCAGAAAAAGGTATTTGGTCTGGTGTTATCTCTATAGGTGACCTAGCCATATAATGTTATCCTCTTTTTGTTAACATCTTCATCCTCCTCGTAGTCAGTAGAATGAGTTACGAACCATCCTTTTCTCAGCCTCAACCATGCTTGTGTACAGGTATCAACTATGTCGTCATTGTCACCTGCAGGGAATGCAGCACATATGTCTATTAAATCTTTACTCCATTTTTTGTCAGAAGGAAAGTAAATTCTTCCGTCTTCTAATAAAGCAGATGCTGCATGAGCACGTGCTTCTTTGTCTCGATCAGGAGAATAAGGGATTACAGGGATTCCAGCCATGCGTAAATCTTGTAACAAACTTTGGCCAGAAGCTTTCTTTTCTATCAAAACTGCATCTGGTTCGTAGTCTTCGTAAGACTCTTGAGCAATGTTTCTCAGCTCTGGATAGGTGACTCTGTCATACCACATGTCAAGAACTATCGCATTGATCTGACCATTCATGCGGAACACTCCCCAAGTTGTCCGAGCAGAGTAAGATGTCTTTTCATTTGTTGAGAAAGCAGTGTCCCAAGATTGCAGCACATATTCAATGTCTGGCAAGTCAGGTTTGTCCCATGGCACCCACCATTCTGCTCTTAGAATACCACCACCTTTGGGCATTGGTCTTTGTTGCAGTTGACCTGCTGATGCGTATGTCCCCAACGACCTCTCAAGATTCGATAAAGTTTTTTCGTCAACCCTCTCTGGCCACAGCAGATCTCCCTCTTTTGTCCTTGGGTCTGTGAAGCCAAGTGATGATCTTGTTGGGGATGGGTGTCCGATTTCATATCGAGCAGGTAAGCATAGATGATCCCAATCATTATATTCATCCTTTAAAATGTGTCCAGTTAAATCATTCTCATGTACTCTTTGCATAATAATAACAAAAGCACCAGTCTTAGGATCATTGAGTCGAGTCTGCATAGCTTGATCCCACCAATCCAAAACACTCTCACGAACAGCAGAGCTCTCTGCTTCTCTAACATTGTGCGGATCATCGATCACGATAATATCACCACCTTCACCAGTCAAAGCACCATCAACAGAAGTTGCGATCCTGTAACCTGTCTTGTCATTCTCAAATCTTTGTTTTTGGTTCTGATCAGATGTCAACTCAAATGTCTGGCCAAAGTGTGTTTTGTACCATTGGCTGTCTATCAGCCTTCTACATTTTACCGAGTCTCTTACAGATAATGACAATGCATAAGATGCAAACAAAAATCTTTTTTGCGGCATGATAGTCCAGACCCATGCAGGCAGAGCCACAGCAACAGAGATAGATTTCATATGTCTGGGTGGCACATTAATGATCAACCTTTTGATGTCACCATGTGCGACTGCTTCTAAATGTTCAGAGATTGCGTCTATGTGCCAGTTGTCGTAGAAGTCTCTGGCAGGTTCAATCGTTCCCCATGAGCTCTTGATGAACTCCCTCAACGATCTCCGCATCTTCTCTGCTCTCACTTCCGTCAATGACAGAGTGTTCAAGAACTCGTTCAATTGCATTTAAATCATCATTCGTTAGTTTGCTTATGTCCAATACTTTTCTTTCCTCAATCTGAGCTTTGACTTCAACAGCCTTCAGATCAGGAACACACTTACCCAGAAGAGTTTTTGCAGCCATAACTCTCAGCTCAGGATCTGCTGATATGTTTCCTGCCTTTGTTGCTAAACCCTCTGAATCTTTTGTATAAACAGGGAATATCTCCTTGCCCTGCATAACGTCACTCAAAAAACCAACAGGATCTGCTTGACCCATGATCCAGTTAATAGTTGCATGGTGATTCCATTTGTAACTGGTTTGTCTGGCTTTTTTCTGGTGTTTCATTGGTTCAACAGACTTAAATTTGCCATCCCATGCCTCTGGTTTTACAGGTTGACCCATCTTCACAGGTCTTTTTACGATAGTCTGTTCTGGCACAGGCTTCTTCGGTCGACCTCTTTTCCTAGTCTCTGAAACACTTTCCATGTTATTTTTCCGTTAGTTTCATTTCAAAAAAATTAATTTAGTGTTAACAGTATACTCTATTTTAAAAAAAAAGAAAGCCCACAAAAAAGTGGGCTAGGTTAAAGGGAGGGTAATATGAATATAATCTACGTTACTTTGTTTTCTGGCCAAAGTCAAACATCATCGTAGGTGTAATGCAAGAATTATATTCAGTCCAGAGTTCTTGATCCCAAGTTTCACAACCCAAGACCATGTTAACAAGTATGAATGCCATGAGAAAACCTATCAAGACTGTCCCAATCGCTGCAAAAAGATTAGCCATCAATTATACTTACCCTCATCCAAATCTTTTTTTATTTTTGTTAAGGTGCTAATCAAACTATCTAAGTTTGATCCATATTGATAGATTGGCATGTCACCATCTTGATCCACCACATCGATGAGTGCAATCTCTTGAACAGCAGTC